TATCTTCATCTCTAATCATATCACCACTATACTTATTACCTGCAACTTGATGTGCAGCAAAATACATAATGATATCATCTTTTGTTTTAAATCGTTTACCGATCTTTGTTAACTGAAATTTATCTGGCCTTCCCCAATAAGTCTTCTCAGTTACATTTGTTTTAAAATTATACTTAAAGCAATCGTAAGCTCCATTGAAATGCAAGTTAATTGCGTTATGTAATGTGAATGCTTCATATCCAGTCATTCTCATATGGGCAGCTGAACAGAATGGCCACCTTGTAATAGGTTAAGTTTCTTTGCTTCAAACTCTATGTGCTCCACTATTTCCTTTGAGATCAGTTTTTTACTGTCCCTAAGATCGATCTCATTGTCCTCACACACAGTTATGACAGCATCCATGTATTGACAGCCTCTATGAGTCCTAACATATATCTCAACTAAATTTGAGAATGCTTTCTTATTTAGATCCTCACTCATTTCTGTATTCCTTCTTTATCATAAGCTGGAGACAGAGTCTTCCAATACATAGTCTTCTCTTCGTTCTCACCATAGAAGTCTAATGACCATACACCTTCACGTAGATATGTTTCACAATGGTTCTTATAGATCCTTGCTGATTCATACTTCGCTTGAGCACCTCTCTCACCACGATGGATTGCTTGACGTAATGCAGATAGTTTCTCTTTAGTTGCTTTAATATAAAGCTTAACGTTTACCATGGACAAGCCATGATCTTCTTCTAATGCTAATACATTAGCTGCAATGTTCTTATAGGTTGTGGGTTTCTTTGCCGCTCTTGCTTTGGCTAAGTTAGCCGCTGCTGCTGCACGTTGCTCTTCACTCATCTTACGTCTTGCCATAATATATTCCTATTTGTTTGTTGATACATCTATTATAACATAGTATCTACAAATGTACATACTAACCTTTATATATTTTCTGGATATGATCTTCAAATGCTTCTACCTTGTCAACTCTATTAGGCCATTTAATATATTCCTTCTCAGGATTGGCCTTAAGATTGTTGAGCAATGGTCCGATAGCGTTGTATAGTTTGTCTAGCTTGTCTTGTGCAGACGTACTAGTTGCTGTGGCTGTTACTAACTCTTGTGAGACATCTAAGTCTTTCTCATCTACAAGAGTAAAGCCGAAATCGAAATCTGACATGTTACCCCTTAAGTAATTTTATACCCTTAGTCCAGTTAACTGCTGCATCTTCGACATAGCCTAAAGCTTTGTAAGGAAAATCTTCTTGCATAATTCTGTCACCGTTCGGGTCTTTAAATGTGATTGAAAAGAATGAATGTTCTCCATCCATTCCTGTTACTACTTGGTATATCTTTGCTACACTACCATCTTCCTTATAGTGCTCGCTCATTAATTTAGTGTTGTTCATGATCTCTCCAATAAAATAAGGTTGGGGACCCAGAAGATCCCCAGGAGTTACTACTACTTAGTGGGTGAATACCACCTAAGTTCTTTTAAAATGCTAGACTAGCCTTAAGAGTAGATACGCCATCAGCGCTTCCAGTCTTAGTCCAATCAGCAGTCCATATACCACGTGTTAAGCTAAATGACTTAGCTGTGACACCAGCAGATGTCTTAGACATCGTACCTTTAACAACACCTAAACCAAGGATATCTTTAGAAACAGAACCTTCGTTTGTAGATGTACCATCTGCATTTGAATCGTGATTACCGCTAAGCGTTAAGCCTGCAACGGTAGTTGATACAGTAGTATCAATGTTATTTCCAGCAGTTACTTTATTATATACGACTTTAGCTGTTACGCCACCCGCAGTATAACTTGCTGTTGTTTCTCTTGTAGTTGCAGTTACATCAGTCATTGCGACTGTGATACCACCTACAACGCCAGATGCATCAACCGTAGTTGAACCACCAGAGATCTGATTAAGACCAACTGTGATTGCACCAGCTTTCATTGTTACGCCTAATACAGTTGAATCTGGATCATCACCAGACCAATCACCAATCTTAAAAGTTAGTGGACCTGTAGAAGTTTCTACATACATATCATCTATATCAAAGGCTTTATCAAGTACAACCGTTACAGTTGAATTCCCTTGAGTTCCTTTCATTGTAGTTGTTATGTCTTGAGTGTAAGCACCGTGCGAATCTAGTGTTCCCTCGTATAACCCTGATAGGCTTATACCGGCAAACGTAGTCGCAGATACTGCCATTGCCACCGTCGTGACTAGTAGTTTTTTAAACATATTATTTCCTTTTTATTTAAACAAAAATATCTTTTTTAGAGTGAAGATATAGATCACTGAGAACTATTTATATACTTTCTATAAAGTAGTTCTTCTTTTTCGTAAGCTTCGACTTCGTCTAACTCACGATTTTCGTGTAATTGCTGTACATGAACCATTTCGTGGCATACTGTAATGATAGCTTCTTTGAAGCCAAGATGTGTGTCAATTTCAATATCGTATTCGTCGTCTTCAGCTGAGTCTGTTGTCCAGCCTTTTACATTGTCTTCATATATATCTTCTTGTTCTATTGATACAAGAATTTCATCAGGTATTTTTAATTCCCTTTTGCAAAACAAAACAACGTCTTCTAATAACGCCATACGAAACCTCCATCTTTATTTGTGACTCATACCACACGGCGGATCTAATTCTTCCTTTAACTCTTTAATGATCTGTTTACATTCTTGAGCGCTAGTACTTATGTCGTACCTTTGATACCATTGCCCCATCATTCCCATCTGCTTCATCTTTTCGTTGAGCAGGTCTAAACGTTCCATCGTCGACATCAGCGATCCTATAGTGATATAAGCTTATTTATACATATTATTAACTGTAGAACTGCTCATATCCCGCAGTTAAACATTCCCCATTGGCAAGTGAATCACCATATCCAGATAGATAATCTTCGAACTGTTTCTCTCCAACAGGATCACCTTTCATTGATTCAGGTAATACTTGTGGATTCTCAGAACATTCGTTGGCTACCCAACCTGCAATATAGAATCTATTCTTAGTTCTTAAAAATGTATCTCGCTCTTGCTTGTCTGCTATAACTGTACTCATATTAAACTCCTGTAATAATTTCATAAACATCTTTCCAAGTTCTTGCCCTCTCACATTCGTAAGAACAAGTTTGGTTCCAAGGGTGATCGATAAGGATACCTTTTAAACCAGCATCGTTACCCATACCTATGTTAGCAGCTTTATCTTCTATCCACCAGCATTCAGTATTGACCCACTCTTTGAGAGCTTCGTCTTTGTCCTGACCAGTGTTTAAGATAGTAAAGCCATCCCACATAGTATCACCGAAAACATTTCTTAAGTTCTCTTTCCTATACTCTTGAGCAAGTTTACAGTTAGTCTGCGAAGTGATCACGTGGAAAATATAACCGTGCTCTTCGTGTAACTTCCTAACATACTTAATAGCATCTCTTAAAGGAGAGAGTGTTTTCATATACTCTGACCTGTTGAATTGATTAACAAACTTTGCACCAGTTTTCTGTGCAACACCTATTGCCTTAGCAATGTTATACTCAGGGCCAAGTCTTTCGTAACCCTCAGTTGCTTTAAGCCACTTATAGAAATGGTATTCCCAATCTAATAAGACGCCATCGCAGTCTGTTAATATTAATTTATCTCTAAGCTCGCGCATATCTACTTCTCCTTGCAACTGATTCATCATAACGATCCATTGTATCCCATGCTTCTTTAGGTAACTCAGCGTAGGCACAACCCATTTGTTTTTCTAGATCAGGGGTAATCAATGTATCAGGATCTAAGAAAGGATGGAAGCCAGCTTCATCAAGCCAGAGACCACACGATCTAAGACGAATACCCTTGTCTTTTAATTGGTGTATAGTAACACGTTTATCTTCTCTAATCCAGCTCATGATGTCTTCCCCTTCTTTTTAGATGGACCCATCACAGATCTACCTTTGAAGTAGCCACCGCTTTGCTTTTCTAAAGTCTTACGATTCTCTTCAGGTGTAACAACCCTAAACTTATCAGGGTTTGCGTCTATAAAATCTTGTGATTCTTTTGATCTCTTAGTCATTATAAAGTCCTCTCATAAATTGCAAATGTATCAGCCATTGCTTTATGACACCAAGCTTGAGGCCTTTTGTGATAGCCAGTCTTATTGGCTGGTGTTTTGTACTTAGCAGCACCACGGAATACGTATCGTAATCCCTTGACACCTTGCATACCGTCAGCATACAATAGAGAACCTTGGATTTGTTTAAGGTATTTCATAGGAATGCCTTTGGCAAATGAA